ACCATTTCAGGTGGGACAATTACAGGTACGACCCTCTACGGAACCCTCGCCGGTTCGAATGCCATCAGTGGCTCGAGCGTGACTGTAGGTTCAGGAGGAACCATCTCAACAACAGGTACCATTACAGCTGGGACCCTCTACGGAACCCTCGCCGGTTCGAATGTTGCAAACGTATCAACCTTAAATGTTTCATATGTGAGTAGTCCCGTCATGAATATGACGGCCACGGCTGTAGGCATCGGGACGACGAGTCCCGCGTATACACTAGATATTGTAGACTCGGTAAATGCGCCATTTATGATAACTGAATATAATGCATCTGATGGTGCAGTTATTAGGGGCCGACGCGCACTTGGTACCGCAGCTTCTCCCACAGCCGTCACTGCAGATACGGTTCTAGCAGCAATACGCTCATATGGATATAACGGGTCAGCCTTTAGTGGCCAGACAGCGTATATTAATATGAGTGCCGCAGAAACGTTTACCACTGGGGCTTCAGGATCTTACATGACTTTTTTTACAACGCCAAGTACTACAACGACAGCAACTGAAAAAATGAGAATTCTTGGAAATGGCTACGTCGGGATAGGGATTACGAATCCTACGAGTAATATTCAACTCGCACCGGGAGGGACTGCAAATCTTGTAGCTTTCTATACTCAATATAATACCGATGCAAACTTTGCGGCGGCGTCTGCTTATAATTTAGCCAACGGGACAGTCTCTGGTCCGAGCTCAGGCGAATATACATATACCATGAGTGGTGCATCACCCGCTTCTCTTCAGATTCACGCTATTAATACTCTTATAATAGGAGGTGCCACCTATAAAGTGATTCTCGTTCTTAGGAGTACAAATGTTCCTGGAACTGTTAATCTTGTAACCGGGACGACTAATACAGTACTTTATACACTCCCATCTCTTACATCAACGAATCAATCCATAACAGCCATCGTAACGGTACCTGCAGGAGATACTTATATGTATCTAAGTGTAAATGGATCTGGTGCAAACATAATTTATAATTCAATTTCTGCAACGCGCTTAGATAATGTACATAATGGCCGCGTCGGCATCGGGACGACGAATCCCACAACTCCACTAGTCGTATATTCCGCGGCGGCGCTGAATAATGGAATTGTCGGGTTTCAGGATCCTACATATGGAAGTTTTAATTTTGTTTTGAATACCGGTAGTGGTGGTTACAACGGTCTTACACAGTCAGGCGATGCTTTATTATACTCTACAAAAGGCTCAATTAACACGGGAAACATGCTTATAGCCCCACATAACAATGGATCTATTGGTATTCGTATCGCATCGAGCTCAAACACAATCACCGCGGGAGCAAACACCTTTTCATTCGTGAGTAACTCAGGCGGGACGGCCATGATGACAATATTGGGAAACGGCCGTGTCGGCATCGGGACGGCGAGTCCCCTCTACAGTCTTCATACAACTGGAGACATACTTACAGGGGGTGGAATTCGCTGGAACACGGGAGGAGTGAATCCAGCTGATAAAAAGCTTTATTCTGGAGCTGACGGAGACCTGGAGTGGTTCACAAATAACAGTGCAGGAGCGCATGGATTTGCACTGAGTAACCAGGGTACAAAACTTGTGTATATGAATACAAATGGTAACTCTTATTTTAATGGTGGCAACGTCGGCATTGGGATTGCGAATCCTACGTCGACTCTCCAGATCGCCGGATCTCTTGCTAAAACTTCTGGTACTTTTGATATTCCCCACCCATTCCTCCCAGAACCAAAACGCCTTGTGCATAGTTTCGTGGAGGCCCCGAGATGCGATCTCATTTATCGCGGTTCCGTGAAACTTGAGAATGGTATGGCAATCGTAAATATAGATTCAGATTGCACATCGAACGCATCCCACGCCATGACTCAAGGAACCTTTGTTTCCTTGTGTACGAATCCAGTTTATTATCTTCAGAACGATGGGTCATTTGACAGAATAAGAGGCACTATTAGCGGTAATACATTGACTATAATTTGTGAAAATAATACATCCAGTGTTTTGATACATTGGATGGTCGTAGCGGAACGCAAAGACGGCTTAATAAAGCAATGGGATCGCACAGACCCAAATGGGTTCTTGATTCCAGAATACTAATACCACAGCTCTCGAGCATTCCCTTGCGACTGCGACCGGGGCATAGCCCCTCGAGGCCAGACCCTTTTAAATTCCTGACCTAAATTAGAATGAACTACACACCGACAGCTCAGACCCGTCTGATTTTTGCAGATTCGGGTAATAGGAATATCACCTCAGATCCTACAGGAGATTCATATACCCTGCATCTCACGAGACCGATCAGAAACATCGAACGCGTCGAGCTCGTCAGTGCACGTGTTCCCAATACCATGTATAACTTAACATCAAATACCAATGCCATTTTTTTCGGAACAGGTGCGAGCCTTGCAAACCCCGCAACAAACTTGGGGCTTAACCAGGGTTTCTACTCGGCATATACTCTCGCGACAGCCATAACCTCCCTTGGCTTCGTGACCCTCACTTACCTCTCACAGGAAGGACATTACATATTTTCATCAGCCTCTCAATTTTCGATTGAAATTAACCAACCCCAGCTATCACTGATGCTCGGAATGACCTCCGGGGAAGTCTTGACAAGTACCCTTGCGGGTGTTACAGATCCTTCATATGCCGGGCAGTATATTCTACGTAGTACAACTCTCATAGATTTCTCACTCAATGATTACGTCTTCCTGGATATAGATGAATTCAGGACGCCTTTTCACATGGACACAGGAGGAGCACTTTCTACAGCCAGTGGCACTATAACTAACTCAACTGTGAATAGAGCATTCGCACCCATCATCATGGATGTAGGTTCGGCCTGCATAAAGAACTTTCATGAAAATAAGGACTACAAAGTATCTGTATTTTATCCAGAACCCATAGCGAGCCTGCAGCGACTGACGATCCGCTGGGTCGACAAAGCTGGCATACCACTCAATTTCCAAGGCTGGGACACGAACGCTTTTGTGCTCCGCCTGTATCTCCGAGAAGATGAGTCGTCTCGGCAGCTTCCGCCACCGCCACCACTCCAAGATGTCGAGATCAAGCGCATCATAGAGGCTATGACCATCGCCATGCCTCCCCCGCCCCCAAAACCCAAGAGACAGCGCATCCCATGGTTTATCATCCTGGGTGTTTTGCTCGCGGCATTAATTGCATACAAATCGTGGCCTAGGTCAACAGGGGGTGGTGTAGCACCTTCTGGTGGACCTGGAGGTCCGGGGCGAGCCCCTTAATTTATTGGAACTGAAGGTTCCTAAGCGCGAGTAACGGCATACACCGGGTTGTTCGGCTCGTTAATCTTCACGTTACGAGCAACCACCTTGATGATCATGTAGACCACGATGGCAAGCAGGGTGGTGAACAGTGCGCTCAGCACATAGTACTGGCCGCCATTCTTGCTGACGGCGACAATCTGGGAAATCATCCAGCGGACGACATCCATCCAAGCAATGGCGCTAGCGAAAGAAAATCCTGCAACTATCGAGTTCAGGGACTGAGCCTCCACCTGGAGGGCAATGTTAGTAAGAAGACCGGCCATTTTAATATTGAATGCGAAAAAAATTCGTCTCCTGTGGATCCCAGGGCTCAACATCTTCCCTTGTATCCCCAGAGTCGGCCCACTCCACTGTGGAGAATCCCTGTATTTCATCCTCGTACTCCTCCTGGGTTACGTATGAAGAGTACCTAGGACCCGGGTCTTCCAGGTCCTCTTCATCCAGTTCATACATACTATTCAAGCTGTTTATCAACCGCATTCTTGAGCGCGCGTTCTGAAGGGTTCTCTGGAACCCAAGACGCCCATGAGGCTGCACACTCGTTCATTTTGACAGCCATGTCATCGGTACCTTCGTACTGGGTCCAGACCTCGTCCTCCTCGTCCTCTTCGTCCTCCTCGTCCTCCTCGTCTTCCTCGTCCTCCAGCTCAGGAAACATAGTGCCGACCTGCTTTCCAAGAACATTACGGGCTGCATACATGAGACCTATGCGCATGTCCTCGGCAAGGACTGTATTCCGGTTACAGGCCTTGCAGTAGTGTGCTGCGAGAATAGTCGCAGACTCGAGAACTGGCATAAATAGCTCGATGGCTGCGTTCTCGATGGCGGAGGTGTCAAACTCTCCGTCACCAGTCTTCATTACTTTTGATTCGCCCGAAGTCTCTAAGACACCTCTGCGTTGGGGAACTGAAGTGTCATTTGGCCCTTGTCAAAGAGCATGAAATTGTAACTCTTTGCGTAGATCCTTATGTAACGGTTTGAATAACTCTGGGTCAGGCTGAGCTGCAATACTTGGTTCTTAATTCTTGACAAGTTCACAGCCCCGGCTGGGTTGTCTCCTTCTGGATCGAGACTGAAAGAGTACATATAGAATATACGGGTCGGATTTCTTGTATGAAATTCAAGAGCCTGAATTGTACTCAAAAATAGAGGGCTTCCTACGTCTTGAGATATTCGTTCGGTAGAGTTGAAGAAGAACACGAGCTGTGCGAGCTGGTCTGCTGTTCCAAACGAGAGCCCTGGTTGTGCCCAAGTGTTTGCAGTTGCGCTAAAATCATACCCTGCTGCATTGTCGTTTTGAATTACAAAAAACATCTCCTTGACAGGGTTCACAAAGTTCAAGAGACACTGAACATTCGATGTTCCAACGGGCGCAAAAAACTCCGTGCGTTGGATCTGTTCGATTGGGTAGAGCATTGGTTTGGACTTTATGCTATTGACCTCATTATCCGAAAGATATGTGTACTCGACGTGAAGGTATGCAGTGACTGGCAAGTTGTAAGCCGTTTGAGGAGTCGTGAAATATATAGACGGAACGAAACCTATGCGAAATGTGAGAGGTTCTGTAAAGGCACAGATAGGCAGCCCCTTTTTCAGGCATGAAAACTGAAGAGGTATAGTATAATTTGTTGCGGCAACCGATGCCTGGACCGAGGCGTTTGGCGGGCTCTTTCCTATGAGGTTTGTGAGCGCGACCTGCT